CGCCGCCTATTCCGGGCAGGTCAATGCCGGGCGACCAATGCTGCTGGAAGGCGGGCTGAAGTGGCAGAACATGGCGCTGACCCCCGCAGACATGGACTTTGCCACGCTGAAGGCGGCGGCGGCGCGCGACATTGCGCTGGCGTTTGGGGTGCCGCCGATGCTGATGGGCCTGCCGGGCGACAATACTTATGCCAACTACCGCGAAGCCAACCGTGCGCTGTGGCGGCTGACGCTGCTGCCGCTGGCCAGCAAGATGCTGTCTGCACTGACGCAGGGACTGGACCCGTGGTTCCCCGATGCAACGCTGACGGTCGATCTCGATCGTGTGCCCGCGCTAGCGGAAGACCGGCAGCAGTTGTGGTCGCAGGTTTCGGCGGCTGATTTCCTATCGAGCGACGAGAAACGCCAGATGCTGGGGATCGCCCCGGAGGTGTCGGCATGAAGCGCGAGGATATGCTGGCGCGTCTGCTGGCGCAGGCCGGGACCGAAGGGTCGGAAATGATCACGCTGCGCGCGATCGTGGAAGAGGCGAGCGACCTTGGCGCGGTGCGCGTGCTGGAACGCATGGGCCTGGCCGACGAAGGCGCACACGAAGACCTGGCAGAATTGCGCGAACTGCTGCGTGCCTGGCGCGACGCCAAGGCAAGCGCGTGGAAGGCTGTGATCGACTGGGCGGTGCGCGGCGTGCTGGCGCTGCTCATCCTTGCCATTGCGATGCGCTTTGGCTCAGGAGATCTGCTGCGATGAGCGAGGTGGAGCCGGCCCGGCCCGAACCCCTGCGCTTTGCGGGCTATGCCGCCGTTTTCGGCAAGCGCGACAGCGGCGGCGATACGATCCTGCCGGGCGCGTTCGCGGCAACGTTGGCGGCGCGGCGACAGGCCGGATCCCGGTTGCCGCTGTTCTGGCAGCATAAACCAGACCAGCGCATCGGCTGGATCGACCTTGCCGAAGAGGACGACCACGGCTTGCGCGTGATCGCCACCGTTTCGGAGGCCAAAGGCCCGGCAGCGCGGGCGCTGGTGCGCGGCGCGGTGAACGGCCTTTCGTTCGGATACCGCGTTCGGGACGGGCAGGTGAAACCCGGCGGTCGCGACTTGCGCGCCATCGACCTGCTGGAAGTGAGCCTGGTGACGCGGCCGATGCAGCCACTGGCGCGGGTTCATTACGTCAACCGGACGTCAGCCGACGCCGTGTGCGCGGGCTGACGCCGTTACCCCAATTTCCGTGCGGCCGCAGTTGGTCCGCCTTCTTGCCCCCAGAAAGGATGTTCAGTTCATGGACAACGTAAACCCCGAAATGATCGAGACGAAGGCCGACGCGCTTGACGCATCGTTCGACATCGCGACCCGCCAGGAAGCGCACGACGCCGCGCTGGAAGCTCTGCGCGGCGATATCGCCGAAGTGAAAGGCCGGCTCGATAAAGTGGGCCGCACTGCAATCCGCCCGATGATCGGTGGTGGCGAGACCGCACCCGAACTAAAGGGTTTTGTCGACGGATACCTGCGCCTCGGCCGCGACACCGAACTGAAGTCGCTTTCCATCGGATCGTCTGTTGACGGCGGCTTTGCCGTACCGCGCCAGATCGATGCCGAAATCTCGCGCCGCATGGTGAAGATCAGCCCGATCCGCAGCATTGCCTCGGTCGTTCAGACCAGCACCAGCGGGTTCCGCCGCCTGATCTCGACCGGCGGCACCGCTTCGGGCTGGGTGAGCGAAACGGCTGCGCGGCCGGATTCGGCGACCGCGAAACTGGCGGAAATCGTGCCACCTTCCGGTGAGCTTTACGCCAACCCCTCGGCCACGCAGTCGATGCTCGACGACGCCGCATTCGACGTCGAAAGCTGGCTGGCCGCCGAAATAGCGACCGAATTCGCACGGGCCGAAGGTGCGGCTTATGTGAGCGGCACCGGCACCAACCAGCCCAAGGGTTTTCTGCAGGCACCAACCGCGCTGCAGAACGACGCCGCGCGGACATTCGGCACGCTGCAGTTCATCGGTTCGGGCAATGCCACCGGGTTCGACACGACGCCGGAATCGAAGCTGATCGACCTCGTGTTCGCAACCAAGGCCGCGCTGCGCCAGGGCGCGGTGTGGGTGATGAATTCGACCACGCTGGCAACCATCCGCAAGCTGAAGGCGGCCGATGGCTCGTTCCTGTGGCAACCGGGCATTGTCGACGGCCAGCCGAACCGTCTGCTGGGCTATCCGGTGGTCGAAACCGAGGACATGCCGGACATCGGCGCGGGCGCTTTCCCGATCGCGTTCGGCAACTTCAAGGCCGGCTACCTGATCGCGGAACGCAGCACGACCACGATCCTGCGCGATCCCTATACCAACAAGCCCTACGTCCAGTTCTATGCCACCCGCCGCGTGGGCGGGCAGGTGCTGGATAGCGACGCGATCAAGCTGTTGAAGATCACCACCTGATCGCAGCGCATGCTTTGGACGCGGGTTCATCCCTGCCCGCGTCCATTCGCGCCCGCGGCGTTTATCCCCTTTTCGTCGCGGGTGCCTTTTCCCAATCCAATCATGCGGAGATTGCCATGAAGCGGGCCATAGTCGCGCCGCCTGCGCTTGCCCCGTCGGCGCTTGCCGAACTGAAGGCATGGCTCGGCATCAGCATCACCCGCGATGACGCGGAACTGACCACGTTGCTCAAAGCCGCGCTGGACCTTTGCGAAGGCTTCATCGGCGCGATGCCGTTGTCGTCAGGATGCGAGGAATTGCTTGCAGCCACCGGTGAATGGCAATCGCTGGCCACCCGGCCGATCCAGTCGATCACCGGCGTTTCTGCACTGGAAGTGGACGGAACGCGGTCTGCGCTGGCAGCGGTCGATTACGAGATCGACCTTTCGGCGGACGGCACCGGCACTGTGCGTTTGCGCCGATCGATCAGCCAGACGCGGATCGCGGTACGGTTCACCGCCGGGCTCGCCGACGACTGGACCAACTTGCCCGAGGCCTTGCGCAACGGGGTGATGCGGCTGGCCGCGTTCCAGCACCGCAGCCGTGATGCAGGCAAGGAATTGCCCGGCCCGCCGGCTGCGGTCGCTGCGCTGTGGCGCCCCTGGCGGCGGATGCGGCTGGCATGAGCGGCGGCATGATCGCCGCCAGTGCCGACTTTGCCCAGCTGCAACTGCGGTTGACGGAAATGGCGCTGAAGCTGGCCGAGGCGCGCAGCGCCCCTGCCGCACAATCCCCACGGCCGGATAAGTGGCGTTCGGCGCTGCACCTCTGGCCGCTGTTCTGAAGGGAACCACCGCATGGAACTGGCCTTTCGCGCCGTGCTGCTGGCCTGGCTGGCGGCGGACACCGCACTTTCCGCCAATCTCAACGCCATTGTCGAGGAAGCGCCAGGCCGCACAGCCCTGCCATGGCTGGCCCTGACCGCCAGCGCCAGCACCGATTGGAGCACCAAAAGCGGGCCGGGCCGGGAAATCCGCGTGGCGCTGGAGTTGAATTATCGCGGCGACGACCCGCTGTCCGAAAGCGCGCTGATCGCGGGGATCGAACGGCGGGTGGAAAGCCTGCCGGTCGATCAGACTGCCGCCGGATTTCGAATTGCCAACCTGATGTTCCTGAAGGCCCGCGCCGAACAGCGCGGCGAGGCGCTGCGCGCACTGGTGCTGGAATACCGGGCGCGCGTGCTGGGGGTCTGAATACCCACCCCGTACCGCCGGTGCGGGGAACAAGATAACAACGAGGAGAACCGACATGGCTGCCCAAAAGGGAAGCGCGTTCCTGTTGAAGATCAGCGATGGTGCCGCGACGCCTACTTACAATACCGTGGCCGGGCTGCGCACCACGCAGATGTCGATCAACGGCGAGCTGGTGGTCATCACCAGCAAGGATTCGGGTGGCTGGCGCGAATTGCTTTCCGGTGCCGGAAGCCGTTCGGTGACAGTGAGCGCGGCCGGGATATTCCTGGGCAGCGCAGCAGAGACGCAAGTGCGCGGCAATGCGCTGGCCGGCACCATCGCCGACTATCAGCTTTCGTTCGAGGACGGGGCCAAGATGCAGGGCAAGTTCCTGGTTCAGCGGCTGGATTACTCGGGCGATTTCAACGGTGAGCGCAATTACACGCTGACGCTGGAAAGCTCGGGCATGGTGGCGCAGGTATGAGCGGCGTGGACGTGATCGACGCCGGTGCCAATCCGCACCGGGGGGAGGCTTCACTGCTGATCGACGGGATCGCGCACGTGCTTCGCCCAACATTTTCCGCGTTGGTGGCGGTGGAGGAAGAACTCGGTCCGCTGTTTGCGCTGGTCGAACGGGCGAGCGGGGGCGAGCTGAAGCTGGGTGAGATGGTCGCGCTGTTCTGGCACTGCCTGCGCGACCGCGATGATGCCAGCCGCGACGCCTTTGCCGAGGCCGTGGCGCGGGCGGGGCTGGCGGCGTGCGCCGGGCCGCTGCGTGCATTGCTGGTGCAGATCCTGAAAGGGGCGGTGTGACCGACAAGCGGTTTGGCACGGCGGCGGCGCGGCTTTCGGGCCACGCGGCCCTGCTGCTGGGCTGGACGCCCGCGACATTCTGGGCGGCAACGCCCGAGGAAATGGCTGCGATCCTTGCCGCCGCCGCTCCCCCCACGGGCGATAGCGTGGATCGGCAGACCCTGAACGCGCTGATGGAGCAGGACGATGGATAATCTCAGTACGCTGGTGGTGGACGTGCGCGCGAGCACCGACGGCTTTGCCGCCGACATCGGCCAGATGCGCAGCAGCTTTGACAACATCCTCGTCGATGGGTTTTCCCGCGCGGGCGACACGCTGGAACGCGGATTGCTGGGCGCGCTCCGGCGGGGCAGCCTGGGCTTCGAGGACTTGCGGCGCACGGCCAACCACGTGCTGGACGATATCGCGGCGCAGGCATTGCGGGGCGGTCTGGCCTCCATCGGAATCGGCGGCGGCAGCGGGTCTGCCAGCGGTGTGCTGGGCATCGGCAGCCTGATCGGTTCGATTTTCGGCTTGCCTGGGCGCGCGACCGGCGGACCGGTCTCGCCCGGCAAACCCTATCTGGTGGGCGAGCGCGGGCCGGAACTGTTCGTGCCGACGGCCGCCGGACGGGTCGAGAACGGCAGCGGCAGCGGGGGGCGCAACGTCAATGTTTCGATCCGCGTGGTTTCGCCGCCCGGTTCCAGCCAGCCCGAAAGCCTGCGCCAGTCCAGCCGGCAAGTGGCGCAAGCCGTGCGCCGCGCGCTCAATGATTTTTGAGGACGTCGAACCCATGAGCTATTGGCTCGCCAAGCGCCGCACGGTGCAGCAGACCGAAACGATCCAGCGGTTCGACCCGCGTTTCTGGACGGTGGACTTTCCGCGCCCGGCCATGGCGTCGGTGGTGACTACCGCGCCCGATGCCTTGCGTGTGGATGCGGTGTTTCAGAAAGCCGACGACCTTGTTGGCCTGATCTGGGAAAGCGAAGACCGTTGGGATCATCCGCTGCTGTCCTATGACACCGACCGCGATTATGCTCGGCTGACGCTATCGTTTCGCTGGCGTTCGGCGGGCGTGCTGGCGCTCGATGCCGTGAACGGGCCGACGCTGACAATCGAGGGGCGCGACGCCGCCGGCAATCCGCGCGCCTGGTATGTGCGGCTGTGGAACTATGCCACCGGCACACCGACCGATGCGCATGTGAGCCTGCCGTTTTCGACGTTGAACGGAGGGTTCCTGCTGCCGGGCGAGGCCGATCCGGTCTATCCTTCGGACATCGACCGGATGTTCGTGTCCCTGGTCGCACAGGCCTATGCGCCGGGCAGCAGCGCCCCGTTTGCCAGCGCCGCAAATGGGTGGGCAGAACTGACCGAAATCCGCTGCGAAGGCCATGCTCCGATGCTGACCATCGGCGATGTGATGGTGCCTCCGCATGGACTGGGTATGGCGACCGGCTATGACGACGGGTATAACCAGACGCCTGCGCGGATCGCGCGTTCGATCCTCGGCCTGGGGTATCGCGGCAGCATTAATCATTATGTTGGGATGAGTCATTTCTTCCCGCTGGCGCCCGATGGGGCGGACGGGTTTGTTGTCGATCCGGCGCAGCCGGCAATGAACGCTGCAGCAGATCGCTGGCACCGCGCCTTTTTGAGCGCGGCGAAGGCGGCGGGATTTACCGTAATTCTTTCGCAATCGTACGAGGTGCTGGCGCAGCATTGCCCGCCGGCGTGGCAGCAACGAACGGCCAATGGCGATCCGGCGCGCACCGGCTGGTCTCCGCCCTCTGCCCTGCTCTCACCCGCCAACACTGCGGCTACGGCTTGGTTGCGCAAGGTGGCGGTCGCACTGGCGGGAATGCAGAAGGATGCGGGCCTGCCGGTGCGCTATCAGGTGGGCGAGCCATGGTGGTGGATCACCGCCGACCGACGCATCTG